TCTAAGATTGGGTGATGGAATGGTAGACGTTGAACTGGACAAAGAGCATTATGATCTTTCAGTTAACCAAGCCATAACAAAATACAGACAGCGTAGCTCGAACAGTGTTGAACAAAGCTATGCATTTCTAAAACTAACAGCCGAGACCAGTGAGTATATCTTACCCAGTGAGATTATGCAGGTGCGTCAGATCTATAGACGTGGTATTGGCAGTGTTACAGGTAATACAGCTACACAGTTTGAACCATTCTCAGCAGGTTACTTAAACACATACATGCTAGTAGCAGGGCGTGTTGGTGGTCTATTGAGCTTTGAACTGTATTCACAGTATCAAGAACTAGCAATGACTATGTTTGGTGGTTATATGCAGTTTAACTGGAACAATGCTACCAAGAAATTGACCATTACTCGTAAGATTCCTGCAGGAGAAGAAGTGGTTGGTCTATTGATTGACAATTACAAGCCAGACATTATGATCCTAAACGATCATATGGCTTATCCTTGGATCCAAGAGTATGCATATAGTTTTGCTAAACGTATTCTAGGTGAAGCACGTAGCAAGTTTGCTAGTATTGCAGGCCCAGCAGGCGGTACTGCATTAAATGGTCCAGCTCTTATTGCCGAAGGACAACAAGAAATGCAGGATCTCGAACAACAACTTAAAGATTATATTGATGGCGGCATGCCATTGACTTGGGTAACAGGCTAATGAGATTAAACGAATTTAATATTAACGAAGCAGAAGGCGAATACACCGGTGTATATCATCAGACAGTAGATCTCGTCAGAGACACTCCAGGAGAATACAATTATTGTTATAATTGTAAACTAGTTAGCACAACGCTCGGTGAAATAGAAGTAGAAGATCAAGATGAAACCACAGTGGTATGCCCAAGATGTGGAAGTGAAGCATACTTTGAAGCAAGTGATGAAGAAATTAAAGACTTTGTTGACGAGGATGTAGTAGTTGACGAACACGAATTAGTATGGGCTAAAACCAAAAAAGGTCCTACTATGAAATGGCGCTGTCTAAGTGGCCCACGCAAAGGGCGTGTAGTGCCTAAAGTTATTGATTGTAGCGAACCTATCGATGTTGCACAACGAGCTCGTATGAAAGTTACTCGTGCTAGAACTAAGATTAGACAAGCACGTAAAGCCAAAAAGACCAAACGTGTAAATCCAACAAGCCGTTTGGTAAGAATGCTCAACAAAATCAAAAAGCGTTAACTTGACACTGCACCAACCTCATGCTATAATTAAAAGCATAAGGAGATCTGTATGATTATTGGTGTATGCGGATTAATTGGTAGCGGCAAAGGAACTGTCGCAGACTATCTTGTGCAAGAACACGGCTTTGTTAAACTAAGTTTTGCTGATAAGCTCAAAGATGCTGTCGCAGTTATGTTTGACTGGGACAGAGAAATGCTAGAAGGCGTCACCAATGAAAGCAGAGAATGGCGAGAACAAGCAGATGAATTCTGGACACAAGAAACTGGTAACACAATCACTCCGCGTCTTGTCCTTCAACTGTTTGGTACTGATTGTATGCGTCGTGGTTTTTACAATGGTGTATGGGTAAGTCTTGCAAAGCAACGCATACTAACTAATCCTAATACTAACTTTATTATCCCAGACGCAAGATTTCAAAACGAACTACAGATGATTCGTGAAGTAGGTGGACAGGTTTGGCAGGTTCAACGAGGACCAAAGCCAGATTGGTGGGGTACTGCATGCGGTATTAATCAAGCAAGTGAAGTAACTGAATTTCATTCAATGAAAGTAGTGTTTCCTGAAGTACACGAAAGCGAATGGCGCTGGGTTATGCACGATTCTTACTTTGATGCGGTAATTGACAACAACGGCACACTAGATGAACTTCAAAAACAAGTTAAAAGTCTCCTACTTGAGGACTTGCCTTCCACTTAGCTTTGTTTTCATATAGGTCTATCTTACAGTTAGCACAGACCGTTTTGAGATTGAACGAGTTTACATTAGATAGATCACCGTCTACATGAAGTACAAACATTTGTTTGTTTGTTCTTGCTTTGAATCCACAACGATCACAGATAGCTTTTTTCTTATATCCCATTCTAAACCATAGCGGAGCAACAGGCTTTATACGTTTGTTGCGACGATTGCAAGCATCGCAAATCTTTCTATAATAAGTGCGTCCGTTCTTGTGGCAGTTAATTGCTACAGGGCGTTCTTGGCATATTGGGCATAATTTACGTTCCATTATGCATGTATTTATAGGCAAACCTTAATTAAGGGCGCACTAAAGCACCATATTTTTCCAAAGAAAAATAAATACATGTAAGTTAGAAAGTATTAATGACTTGTACTTTTTGAAATTACTTATACAAAAGGAAAGAAAAAGATGGCTTTGATTTCACCAGGTTTAGAGTTAACCGTAACCGACGAAAGCGCATACGTACCGGGCGCAGTTGGAACAGTACCTCTAGTATTCCTAACAACAGAACAAGATAAAACAGCAAACGGTTCGCTTGCTACCGGTACAACTAAAGATAACGCTGCCGCGTTGCAAGTATTCACTTCACAACGTGAAGTTATCTCTTCGCTTGGTTCACCTATCTTTAAACAATCCGCAAGTGGCACACCAATTCACGGTAGTCCATTAAATGAATATGGTCTAATGGCTATGTATAGTACAATGGGTGTTATTAACCGTTGCTATGCAGTACGTGCAGATGTAAACCTAAAAGAACTAGAAGCAACAAGTGTTCGTCCAAAAGGAGATCCCGACAATGGTACAAACTGGTTAGATCTAGGTCTAACAGAATGGGGCATCTACGCATGGGATAGCGCAGAAAACAGCTTCACAAAGAAAACACCAATTATTATCGATACTGAAGAAGAAATTAATCCTTCAACATTAAACACTGGTGGACTTTATCCTGCAACTGGCATTGGTAAGGCAGGCGATTATGCAGTTGTCACTTATTATAATACAGGAATTCCGTTAAACAGAGTATATGTTAAAGATACTAGTGGACGTTGGCGTAGAGTAGGTGCAGACGAATGGTTATCTAGTATTCCAACAATTAGTTCAACAGTTGCTAACCCTGCACTAACAAGCGGTCATGCAATCGATATCAATGGCATCACAGTTACACTAACCGGTACAACAATTCAAGAATTAGAAGACGCATTTAATGCTGCCGCTGGTCTAACTGGTTTAACAGTAGAAATAACCACTGGCTACATTCACTTTAAAGGCGACTCAACTGCTACTACACCAGGCGGCGCCACAGGTCAAATTGAAATTGCTAATAACGGCGCAGGTACAATCCTAGACGACCTTGGCATCACAGCAGGTACATACAACATTCCAGAATACTATCATGGTACATATGTTGATGTTCCAAGTTGGAGAGCTAGCGATACCGAACCTCGCCCAACAGGTAGTATTTGGATTAAAACTTCTGCACTAGGCGATGGTATGAACCTACAACTTAAAGAATATGTAGCAGATACAGGTAGCTTTGTTTCACAAACAGTAACAGTTGCTAAAGATCTTGCTGCCGTAAACTTTGCATTAGATCCTATTGCAAACGGCTTTAGCATTCCATTCGGAGCCAAGGCGGCTGTCTATAGCGTAGCTCCAGATAATGGATTACGTCTATTTAGAAGATTTAATCAAGGTAAGATGGACCGAACTGCAACTCCAACAGGTCTAGCAGGTGGCGGTCAATTCACAGTTGGTGTAAGCCGCAGTGGTTTTGAAGAATTGTTCTACTACACAATGACTTATGGTGTAACAGTTACAGACGCCAATGCATGGGCACAACAGTTTAACTTCTATGCGATTCCAGAAGTAAGCTGTAAAGCAAACTCAGACGGCACTATTACATTAACTCACGACACAGGCGGTATTATTACACTTAAAGATGTGACAGGTACAATGGTTACTGGTGCTGGTTTTGTTGGCACAGCTATTGGTAATACTGATGCTACAGGTACTATCACTTTAAGTAACTGGACTGCTTTAGAATACGAATCAAAGTTTGAAACACCATATAAAGAGCCAGCAGATAACACACATTGGTACTATGGTGATCCAACAGTAGTTGACATTATGATTAATGACAATGGTTGGAAAGGTTACAAGACACTAGCAAACGATGCTCGCGGTTACAACCTAACAGCTACAGATGCAAACGGTGTTATTGTTACAGCAAGTAAGCCTACTTCACAAACAGGTGGCGGCGCTCTTGTAGCTGGCGATCTTTGGTTAGATACAAGCGATCTAATCAACTATCCAAAACTATATCGCTATACACAAGCAGGCGAATGGTCAGCTATTGATGCAAGAGATAGATTCAGTCAGAATGGTATTACATTTGCTGATGCACGTTGGGATACAAACGGTCAAACAGATATTATTGCCGCTAACTATCCAACCATTAAAGACTTACTATCAAGCAATTACTTAGACTTAGATGCTCCAAATTACAAGCTATTCCCAAGAGGTATGCTACTTTGGAACACACGTAGAAGCGGTTTCAACGTTAAGAAGTTTGTAAACAACTACTTCAACGATGATAGCTTCCCAAATTCATCTCTACCTACTATTAAGGATGCATGGGTTAGTGTTTCAGGTCTTAAAGATGATCAATCACCTTACATGGGTGGACAGGCACAGCGTAACATGGTTGTTAAAGCAATGAAGGCAGCGATTGATGCTAACATTGAAATTCGCGAAGAGCAGTTTAAGTACAACCTAATTACTGCACCTGGTTATCCAGAAGTGATTCCAAACATGGTAGCACTAAACAATGACCGTAAGAATACAGCGTTCGTTATTGGTGACACACCAATGACACTACCAGCTAACAGCATTTCATATGCTAACTGGGCAAATAACACAAACGGCGACGGTCTCAGCACTGCTGATCCATACCTAGCTGTTTACTATCCACACGCTAAGACAAATGACCTAAGCGGTAACACAATCGTTATGCCAGCAAGTCATATGGCACTACGCACATATGTACGCAGTGACAATGCTTCTTATATGTGGTTTGCACCAGCTGGTGTACGTAGAGGTCTAATCGACAATGCTAGCGATATTGGCTACATTAACGAAAAGACAGGCGGTTTTGTACGCAATGGTATCAACAATGGTAACAGAGACGCACTATACGAAAACAAGATTAACCCATTTACAATTCTACCAGGTGTTGGTCTAGTGACATGGGGTCAGAAGACACGTAACCCAGTTGCAAGTAGTATGGACCGTGTTAACGTTGCAAGACTTGTTAACTACATTAGAACAATCCTTGCAGATGTTGGTAACGC